TGGTGCGGGCATCGAACTTGACGTTGTGTCCCACCTTGATGAGTTCCGTATCAAAGAACAATGGCTTGAGTGCCTCAAACACCTCTGTCCGGGACAACTGAGTGGGTGGTTCCGAATAGACGGCGGACTTGTAGTACCGGGACTTCGCCATGGATTCTTGCCCGTTCTTGAGCAGTTTGCGGTACCCGGTCGGGGGGACCGTGGAGCCATCCCCGCGCTCTTCAGGGGTCAGCACTTCACCATTGGGGTGGCCTACCGGAATGGCCCACGAATGTCCCTGAGTGGCAATGCCCATCCAGATCACCTCGTTGCGGTGAGGATTGAGGGCGATGGTCTTGTGCATAGCCTGTACCCGAATCTCACGGGCACGGGCAGTGATCCCCTCAGAGGTGCTCTTCAGGGACGCCACATGAGCGTCCACCTGCCTGTCCACCAACTCCTCCATGTCGGGGTGGTGGTGAAGGACACCAATGGTCTCCACGTCAAAGGCAAAGGACCCTACGTCCTGCACGGTGGAGATAATACTCTGAATGTCAGACATGGTAGAAACGTAGCGGGGCCCGGGATGGACGGAAGGGGGGTACATCACAGCCCGGGCCCTGCTAGCCCAATCAGCCAGCGCCAAGGTCCTCAGTGGCAATGGCCGAGAGTTCATCGAAGGTGTTGACACGGATGATGTCGGAGTCGTACACCTTGGAGACGAGTGCCTCAAGGGACTCATCGGACAGCGGGGAAACGCTCCACTCTTCCTTGAGGTCCCGTTCCTTGATCAACAGGTGGTTGTACTGGGTCTGGGGACCCGTTCCACTGCGACTGACCGCCCAGTAGTGCTTGGACAGGGGGCCCTGACGCTCGTCATCGTTGAAGTTGCGGAGGGTGGCAATGACCCGGGTACCGGCCTCGTAGGAGCGCATAGCGGGCTCCTCGCCACGCTCCAGCAGGATGACGTTAAAGGCGAACAGGGGCCGTGGGCGGTTGCCTGAATCACAGAGTGGGCAGCCCTTGGGGTCCATGCCGTCACGGCACACGAAGGACTTCTGGCCGGGCCGGGTCACCCAGTGCTGCCTCCACGATGCGTAGGGAGCGTCCTCAAGGAACTTGATGATGATCGGGTCCGGGCCGGTCTTGAGGCGGACAGCGTAGTTGGAGTCCTCTTGCTTGATACTGTCCACAGCGCCCCAGCCGGAGCGAATGATCTTCCTCGCAGCGGGTGGGTCCTCTGTCATGGTCGCACCCTCGGGTGCTTCGTCGTAGTCGATGGGCATGATGTCTATTCTTCTTTCTTGTGTCGTCACACCGGCCAGTTAGCCGCTGTGTGTTGCTTAAAGCCGACCCAGTCGGCGTGTCCCTGATCGTCAAGGCGGAACACCTCGACGGCCTGAAGCAGGAACTTCACCTGCTCAGGACTATACAGGCGGCGACCCTTCGGGACAACCCCCGGAATCTGTTCGCCCTTGGGGGGTGGGGTGCGGTAGTTGGCGTGGGGAATCCATCCGTTGCGCTCCCACATCCTGATCGTGACCGCCTTACGGTTCAGCAAGCGGGCCAACTCACCGATGGAGTAGAACTCCCGCAGTTCCCCATTGACCATGTACCTACTGACCTTGGCCCCGGCCAGTACCTCATCCAAGGGCGTCTTGGGAATAGGGCTATCTGGCCGATTACGTGGGGGGGTACTACCCGGATAATCAGATTCTTCGGGTGCCTCTTCGTCCAGTAAGTCGGAGTGGTCTCGACGGAGAAGGTGCTGGAAATAGTTGCTAGTGCTCATACCTTAAAGGCCCACGTCTCTCGTTCGATGTAGAAGTCCTCGATGGCGTCCCGTATCTCTGGGTCGTCCCAAGCCAGAGCAAGTACCTTGTCCTCACTCAGGACCTCTACCACCTCACTGACGTTGTCCCAGATGCCGTTCTCCTTGGCCCACGTCTCACACGCAGCAGCATCGAACGACTTGCCGACACGGCGCTCGCGCTTGAGTTTGAACTCCCCGACATCCAGCCACTTGTGGCCGTTGTGGTCCACGTACCCCCGCTCGTCCACGAGTTCCACCAACGCCGCCTTGAGCCCATCGGCCCGCTTCTTGGCCGTGTCGGCCATCTCCTTGGCAGCCTTATACTCCTGCACCAACCTCAGGTTGAATGCAGCATCGTCCCCTTCAGTCCATTCGCAATCGTCCATCACACCCTCGATCCCGCTAGAAAGTCTGAGAGGGAGCCTAGCGTAATCTCGTACCTCCCGTGGGCATCGTAGCCCTTGTCAATGAATGCCATGTTGATCAGGCGCTTCTCCTGAAGCATGTCGTACTGTCGCTCCTCTAGGCTGCCCTTCATCACGAATGAGGTCACTGTAACATGCGGGAACTTCGAGGACAACCTGATGATGCGGGACTCCCGCTGGTCCAACTTGCCCGCCGACCAAGGCAGGTCATAGGAGATCAAGTGGTTCGCCATGGGCAGGTCCACCCCGTAGCCCCCGGCGTCAGAGGACAGAAAGACCCTAGTGTTTGGGTCTCGACCAAACTGTTTCTTTGATGCGTCCCGCTCACTGGCGCTCATACCACCCATGAACTTGACGCAGGTGGTCTGGTCACGTAGGGCCTGCTCCAGTAGGTGCAGGTTCTGCTTGAAGAAGGAGAAGATGACCACCTTATTGGTCGGGTCCTCACTCAGTATGTGAGAAGTGTACTCCACCACGGCATCCAACTTGGGCATGCGATGCACAGCAGACATCCACCCGGCCTTGACGATCTTGTTGGCGTAGGCGCTGCCGTGTGAAGTGGGGCCGTCGTAGAGGTCCGACGAGATGCGGACGAGTTCAGGGTTGTCGCACAACATCCGCAGCACGGTCATACGGGACATGATCTCGCCCTGAGCGGTATCCCCTCCCGATGCGTTGTAGTGCCTCCAGAGATCAAATCCCCTACCCGTCTGCCTGATGGCCTCGTTGATCTTCTTCAGCAGGTCACTAGCGATCTGGCGGTACGCCTTGGCCCCCGACACGTCAAACGGAACGGGCACCACCTTGTGGATCAACTCCGGCAACTGATCCTGAATGTCCTCGCGTGTCTTGCGGATCATCACATCCTTGAGGCTGTCGTGGAGGGTATTCAGGTTGCGGTACCTCTGCGGCTTACCCCAGTTGTCCCTGACGATGAACGTGCGGTCGAACAGGTCGAACCTGCCAAGGATGTTGGCGTCCACAAACTCCATGATGGAGAATAGTTCTTCGGGACGATTCTCGATGGGCTGTCCGGTAAGGGCGTATCGGTAGGGCACGCGCTTGCCTAGGCGCTTTAGGAACTTGGACCTCTTGGCGACACGTGACTTGATCAGCGTGGCCTCGTCAATGACAACGGCATCGAGTCGCAGGCGGTCAAGGAACTTGGTGTCCCTCTGTAGCATCTCAGCGTTGACGATCACGTAACGACACGAAACAGCCGCCCTCCAGAGGGTCTCCCTCGCCTTGGGGGGACCGTCGATCACGATGGCACGAGAAGAACAGAACTTCTGAATCTCGGACAGCCACTGGTACTTCAACGAGGACGGAACAACGATAAGGGCACGGGTGATGTCGTCCTGATCAAACAGGGTCTCTAGCGTGGCTATGGTGGTCGGGGTCTTGCCCGATCCCATGACCATGCAGAGCATCATCTGCCCACGATCACACATGGCCTCGTAGGCTTCGTCTTGGAAGGGGTACAGGGTCCCGGTGAAGCCCATCACAACCACCATGGTAGGGCCGTGGCCCCGGTGACGGCCTCGGTGATCTCGTCGTCCGTCATATCGCCTATGTCTTTCGCATTCGTATGCTCGTAGCGCAGGAAGTTGATGCCACCCCGTGGCCTCGGACAGTTCCGAGCAACCCTCTCGGCAGCACAGATTCCTGCTTCGTCGTTGTCAAGCGCTAACACTAGTTTATCAGCCTTTGAGACAATAATCTTGAGTTGTTCGGCACTGACGTGGGCCCCGTAAGAAGCGAGCGCTGTGGTGGCATAGCCCAAACGCAGGGACGAGAGCCTCACTACGTCCAGCGGTGACTCCACCAGCATAACCGTCGGGGCACGGCACTGCTCCAGACCGAAGAGGGTGCGGGACTTACTAACCCCATTGGGGACGTTGCGGAAGTAGTTCTTGCCCTTGGCCTGCCAGCCCCACAGGTCCCCGTTGGGAGCGACGATGGGGATGATCCAGTGCCGGGGCTCGGGGTCCCATCGGATGCCATAGCGGAAGGCAGTCTCCGGGTCGAGGCCCCGGTACTCCAGCAACTGCCCCGGCACCTCCTTGAACCTGCGGAAGGCGTCCATGTCGGGCGTGGGACGTGTCGTGACCACCTCGTCTCCGGCGATGGACTGCTGGAGCCTCTCGATGCCGCTCTCCACGATGAACTGGTTGACAGCGTCAACCTCCTCCGGGTCGCCCGTGAGTTGGGACACCAGTTGGGACAGGTTCCCCCGGGCACCGCACGCATAGCAAATCCAGAGACCGGTGTTCAGGCTCATCGACCACGACGGGCTACGGTCATCCTTACCGGTCACCAGATGGTGGACCGGGCAGCGGGCCCCGACCTCTGTCTCGCCCACGGTCGTCACGTCCACACCCAGCCGGGTCAGGATCGTGACCAGATCATCACCAGTCATGGAAGTCATCGTCGTCCTCGTCGCTATCGTCATCGTCTGGTCCTACCTCAGAGAAGTCCATGTTATCCCAGTCCCACTTGATCAGCACCTCTCCATGGGGGGAGGTTCGGGACAGGATCACACGCACAATGGAACGGTCATCATAGTCCGGGTCCTTCTCCACCGACATCACGATGTCGGAGTCCTGAACGAAGGACGAGGAGTACCCGATGGCGTCGGCGGTGACCCGTCGGGAGGTTCGACTGCTCAACTTGGAAGCGAGCACCTGTGTCGTAACCACGATGGGTGTCTTGAACTGCTGGGCCAGCCTCTTGAGGGACCGGGTGATGTTCGTCAGGGCCTGCGGGCTGCCCTTGGGCTCCCCGTGCTCGTCGTCCATCATGTAGACACCGTCCACAAACACGATGCCCGGTTCGTGCTGCTTGATCTTGGCAGCGAGGCTGGACACCGTAGTGGTAGAGGCGATGTCCTCCACCACGATGAAGTCCTTACTGTGCTTCCTCATCTTCAGGGCAGCGTCCAGACGTTGGACCTCCTCCCGTGTGGACAGCCCACGCAGGAGCCCTGTATGCGAGACCTTGGCGATGTAGGCGTCGTAGCGAGCGGCCTGCTCCTCAGCGCTCATCTCGAAGGAGACCATCAATGGTTTGACACCAGCAGTATTAGCAGTAATAGCCATGATCATCGCCAGCATGGACTTGCCACGCTTGGCCTCGCCCACGAAGGTGATCAACTGCTGTGGTCGTATGCCCGCAGTCAGCCTGTCCAGACCCGGGAACCCCGTGGAGATGCCAAGCAGTTCATCGGGGTGCTCCCGCATCTCGGCGTACCTAGCCAGACGGTTCTCCCACTCGTCAATCAGGTTCACGTCCCGTGAATGGGTGGTGTCCCCGATAGCGTCCTGCAATCCAGAGGCGAGGGAGTTGACCGCCTCCATCGTCTTGCCAGCATTCATCAAGGGCATGGTGGAGGTGAGTAGTTCCAGCACCGCTGTGCGGCGGTGGCCGTCGATGACCTCCTCAACGAGTCGGCTCAAGGACTCATCGGAGGGGTCCCCCAAGGTCAGGGAGGGGTACTCCATGGAGAGGGCACGGTCCGTAGGGACATCGTTGTGCCTGTGCCAGAACTCCAGCACCCATTCCCAGATGCCCTTGTGTGACTCAGAGAAATGACGGGGCTGAACGCCCAGAGTGATGGCCTGCTCCAGCGCACGCTCCTTGAGGACCTTGCTGATCAGGAGTTGCTCGGCGCTAGCCACCTACAGGACCCATTCTCGGAAGGTGTCGGTCACCCTAGCCTTAATACCAATGGCCTGTGCCTGCTCCTGCGTGGAGACATGCACCACCAGTGACGGGTGGTGGTACTTCAGGTCCTCCGACAGGGTGGCGAGGTCAGGGAAGTAGTAGACCGGGAGCGACACGCCCTTACGGTACAGCCATCCGTCGATGGCGTCAACCATGTCTTCGTGGATCAGGGTGTACACCTCCACACCGATCTTCCGACGACGGACCGAGTCCACCAGAGACTTGATGGACATCTCGTGGGGCTGCCACAGTCCTACGTACCGGTTCCATTCGTGCTGCCTCAGGGCCTTGACCGCTCGCATCTTCGTGGAGGTCTTGGAGGGCGGGGAGGCCAGCACGCCCTCGAACATGCACGCCTGCTGGATCGGGGCGAAGGTCTGGATGTCGTTACCTTCCACGGGGACGCTCCCAGTAGTTGCCTGCTCTGACGTTAATACCAATGTTAGTGCCATTCACCAAATCCTCAAACCTCTTGTTGATCGCATAGGATAGTTCGCTTGTACTAGTAGTGTAGATCGTGACCAACCCACGGTCGTACCTACTGACCGCCAACTCCGTGATGGCCTGTCGAGCGAAGTCCGTGTTCCTTGTCTGATCCAGACCGTCCAGCACCACCACGTCGTACACGTGCTTCAGGTACGTCAAGAGGTTCCCCTCTTCGTACGAGTCGGGCAGGACACCACCGAACTCCCGGTAGTCATCCAGTGCCCGCAGGTAGTCGAATGCCGTGATGTAGTAACCGCACTGCCGGTACGTCCTGATGGCAGCCCGCAGGGCAGCGAC